GGTAACCAAACTCTCGCAACTCTCCTATGAATAGGCAAAAAATGCCGAGTTATAAAAAATCCACAAAAACACTATGAAAATCGAACAAATCCCGACCGAAAAACTTATTCCCTACGCGCGCAATGCCAAGAAGCACGACGCCGCGCAAGTTTCAAAACTTGCAGGATCGATAAGGGAGTTCGGATTCAACAATCCGGTGATCATCGATAAAGACAACGGCATCATCGCCGGTCACGGTCGCGTCCTCGCAGCTCAATCCCTCGCCCTCGAGTCCGTCCCTTGCATCCGCCTCGGCCACCTCACCGACACGCAGCGTCGAGCCTACATCCTTGCAGACAATAGGCTGGCGGAGGTTGGAGGTGGTTGGGATCAAGAGATGTTAAAGCTGGAGCTTTCAGACCTTGGAGACTTAGATGTTGACTTAGATTCACTCGGATTCGGCGAAGGTTTTCCGATTAATGATCCTGACTTCTCTCCCGGTACCGAAGATGACCAAGGGAAGCTTGATGAGAAGTCACCGATTGAATGCCCGCATTGTCATAAACATTTCGTTCCATGAAACCAGTTCTCAAGATTGATTGGGCGACTTATGAAGCGGCAAAGTATGCTGTTGAAAATTGGCATTATTCAAAAGTTATGGTAATGCCTCAATCCGTTAAACTGGGGTGCTGGGAAAACGGAAATTTTATTGGAGTAATTATTTTCAATCGGGGGGCTTGCGACAAATTGGGAAACGCCTATGGATTAAAAAACACAGAAACGTGCGAGCTTGTAAGAGTAGCACTCAAAAGCCACATTACGCCAGTTTCAAGAATAATCAAAATAGGTTTAATTTTCTTAAGGGTTAAATGCCCTAATTTAAGATTAGTTATTTCATTTGCCGATCCAAATGAGGGTCATCATGGAGGTATTTACCAGGCGGGTGGCTGGATTTATTCCGGCAAAAGCAACAAAGGACTTTTATTTTTTGATAAAACAGGAAGGAGGCAGCATCCAAGAAATATGTCAGAAAAAGGGTATGTAATGCAATTTGGGAAAAAAAAGAAATGCATAAAACCATCTGAATGCTTAAAGAAAATAGTAGACGGCAAACACCGTTACCTAATGCCACTTGACAATGAGATGCGAAAGCGTATTCTCCCTTTGTCTAAACCTTATCCCAAACGCGCCGGAAGTGACACTACGGACACGGCAGGCTTCCAGCCAGCAGAGGGCGGCTCGATACCGACCCCGGCGCTCCACTCTTAAGCGGTATGAAAAAGAAATCCCCACCGCCTGAACCCGCTCCCGACCTCTCGCGCAAGATCCGCGAAGCCGAGTTCAAAAACATCCTTCAAAAGCTGAAGGACGGCAAGACGCTGACGGCGCGAGAGTCGAAGATCGCGGCAGAGTTTGCGGAGCAGCGGGACGGAAAAAAGAAACTGACGCAGGCCGAGCTTGCGGAGCTGTGGGGCATGACACAGCCGAACATCCACAAAATGGTAAAGCAAGGCATGCCGATGGACAGCGTGGAATCAGCGACGGCATGGCGCAAAAAGTTCCTCGAAGAGCGCACGCCGGCAGACTACAACGAAGCGCGGACAAAGAAGGCGCTACTCGAGTGCGAGAAGTTGGAAATGCAACTCGCGATCTTGAAGGGCGACTACGAGCCGAAAGCGCAAGTGCGCGAGGACGGCATCCGGATCGGCGCCGTATTCACCGCCAAGCTCTCGGCACTTGTGAACGACGCGAGCGGAGCGTTGGCAGGGCTGGACGAAGTGACCCTGCGAAAGAAACTGCACGAGCGCACGCAGCAGATCCTATCCGAAATCAAAGACGAACTCGAAAAACCATGACACGCTCACAACTCTGGAAAATCTATGTCAAACGCAACCCGTCATTCGACGGCGACGGCAACGTCACAATGACCGCGCGCGGGCTTCGGAAGATGTTTGAGACGACGTGGGACGTTGCTTACTTCGACGGAGAAATTGAGTCAGACGGACCATATTGTCGGGATCAACCAAATGATCAGGTTGAGGCGCTGAAATCAATTTTCGGGATGAAATGAGCGGATCGAAACGCGCAGGCACAGCCGAGGGGATCAAGCTCGCCTACGACGGGACGATTCTCGACTGGGCCGAGGCGCACGTGCGCTTTCCGAACTCAGACCGCGCGAGCCGGTTTGACCGCACCGTCGCGCCTTGGATGAATGATGTATTGCTTGCCGTCACGGACGACGAAGCCACTCAGGTCTTTCTTCGCGCAAGCACCGGAGCTGGCAAGACCACGATGATGGAAACTCTTGCGTGCTTCATCGTCGCGCAGAAGCCAGGGCCGACGCTTTTCGTGGGGCAGACTGACGACATGGTGAAGGACTGGACGGAGTCGCGATTGCTACCGATTTTCCGAGAGTGCGAGCCAGTCCGCGCATTATTCCCCGAGGACCGGCACGCGCTCCGCAAGACCACGATCTTTTTTCCGCACATGGTTCTGTTTGCTGGCGGCGCGAACATGACGAACTTGCAAGAAAAATCCATGCGCTATTGCATCGGCGATGAAGTGTGGCGCTGGAAGGATGGAATGATCAAGGAACTGAAAGCCCGACATCACGACCGCTGGAACCGCAAGACGTTCCTCTGCTCTCAGGGCGGCGGCAGCACGGATGAGATGGAGCATGAGTGGGACAGCGGCACGCGCGAAGTCTGGGGCTGGACGTGCCCGCATTGCCAAGCGTGGCAGCGATACACGTTCGACGCGATCAAATTTGATCAGCCGAAGAACGTAGCGGGCGAAATGCTCTGGGACGCTGTGCAAGACTCGGTGCGGATGGAGTGCGAGCATTGCAAAACGCAATTTCCCGACACCGCCGCGACTCGTCGTAACCTTTCAAATACTGCAACATTCCGCTCACTCAATCCGAACCCAGTCCGAGGCCACCGCTCGTTTGAAGTGCCAGCCTACGGCGTCTGGTGGATTCCGTGGTTTTCGATTGTGAAAGAGTTTTTGGAAGCCAGCGAAGCCAAAGGCAACGGCAACTTGGAGCCGCTGAAACAATTTATTCAAAAGCGCAAAGCGCAGACGTGGCAAGAGGAGGTTGTTTCCGACCTGCCGGAGATCACAGCCGGCGACTACGCCAAGAGCGACTTTCTCGACGGGCAGAAGATCGACGGCGAACACCGGCGCTTTCTATGCGTGGACAAACAGCGCGACCACTTCTGGTATGTCATCCGCGCCTTCCGTGCGGATGGCTCATCCATGCTTTTATCCGAGGGGAAAATCCTGACGTGGGAGACTATCGAATCGCTCGCATTGCAGTACAACGTGCCCGGGCGGAGCGTAGTCATTGACGCCGGTTACGACACTCCGCTGGTTTACGAGCGTTGCGCGCGCAACGGCTGGACGGCATCGCACGGATCGGGGCAGGATGGGTTCTCGCATGTGGACGGCAACGGGCGGCGTGTGAAAAAGTTTGTCTCAAAAATTGAAACAGCAGTCGCTGGATCGGACAATCTCAGGGCGTTCTATTTTTTCCACTCAAACGAAAAGATCAAAGACAAGTTGGCCGCAATCCGCCAACCGGATGCAATGCCGAAGTGGGAAACTCCGCGCGATGCGTCCACCGACTACCGCGCGCAGATGGTGAGTGAAATGAAAAAAGATATCGTGAACTCCAAGACGAAGCAGGTGGAATCGCGCTGGGTGCGCATCGGCGGCAGGCCGAACCACCTTTTTGACTGCGAGTGTATCGCGCTCGCGTCTGCCATGCTTGCGGGAGTTTTACCGATTGGGGAGTGACCATTTTCGTGGCGTCACGAAATTGGTTGCGTCCGCCGCGCTAGTGTTCATGCGGCTCTGCGGGCGGTAAAAATTATTTTCACTTTTTGAAAAATAATTGTTGACGAAAAAACAAGTTCGTGAGATAGTCATTCCAGATCGAAGGCACCACGCCAACGACGAAAACAAAAAACCAAAATAAAAAAATGAATACCAACGAATCAATCAACATTGTGAACAACGCAAACCTCGGCGAAATGACTCAGCTCGTCTATTCCGTTGCTAAAAAAATGATCGAGACTGGATGCGCTATTCCTGAAGAACTGGCGGATGTCATTGAAATCAAAATCATGACTCGCTCCTCTGGTTCTAAATACGCAGTTGTAAATTTCGCCTAACAACCCACCCGGCGCGGGTTCGATCCCCGCGCCAGCCTTAACCAACCAAACAAAAAACCAAACCAACAAAATGAAAACCAAAACATCCGCGCTCACCGCCCTGATCTCCGCAGGGTTCAACGCCGAACTCAACGCCGCAGGCCTCCGCGTCTGGGGCGACAACTGGGAGGCTCAGTTTACCGACCTTGGCCAAGACCACGACACATTCACCGGCGACGTCCCCTCCCAAGTCCACGACCTTGCCGTATGGGACTGCGAAGAAACACGCGAATGAAAAAACCACCTGGCGAGGGTTCGATCCCCGCGCCACTACCAACACAAAAAAATGAACACCGACAAAAAAATCAAACCAGCTACGACATATTTCGCCCGCAGTGTTTGCGACTTTGAATGCGTTTTTCAGTTGTTTGTCATTAACCGCACTGCAAAAATGGCAACGATTCAACGCGACGGGAAAACATCCAAAACAAAAATCCACACAG